ATTTCGCATAATGTATATCGTGCAAGGCATTACCAGGCTGCGGCATAGCCTGCACGTCGCGGGGTAGGGCGGCACCCACGAAAAGGCATAGCGCCATGGCCACCGTGGCGAGTTTTTGCGCAATTCGGCGCCATGCGGCCTTTTCGTCCTCGGAATTGCTCCGCTCTGCCATCACGACGGCCGACCACATTTCCGGGCTGTCACCAATGTCCACCGCCATCCGCTCGATGTAGTGGATTTCCGCGTTTTTCCCTTGTTTCCAGAGGGAAACGGTAGCCCGGGACACGCCCAATGCCAGCGCACCAGCGTTGTCGCTCTGGATCTTCTGCACGTGCTTCCACCGGCAGAACAGGTCGTAGCTGGCGCTCATTGTCGATACCTACTTGACAGGGGTGTACAGGGGTACTTTACAGTTCGCCCCGGTGTCGAGGAATCCTTGACACTCCCCGCCACCGGCACCCCAAGGCCGCTGGCGGGTTCTCTTGGGGCTTGGGGAGGGGTAGGGCACATGGACGCACTTGTTCTCGCCGTGCTGCTGGGGTGTATCGCAGCCGTGTCGTTGGGGTTAGCCAAATTCGTGACGTGGTGCATTGATCAGCGTGCGTTCTCCGCTGGTCGCACTGCACGCGAAAGTCAATTCATTGCGCAGTCGGTCGCCGACCTGCGCCGCCTGGAAATCGAAGCTACGAAGCGCGGCAACTTGCTCGCCGCAGCCGAGCTCGCCGAGGAACAGGAGCTTGCCGCATGAGCAGATATCCGTCATTCGCTGAGTTGGCGGAGTTCGATATGGGCCTTGCCGGAGTGGCTGCCTTTGTGGCCCTGGTACTCGGGCTGGCGATCATTTCCATAGTCATCGAGCAGGCGTGGCTCGCACTTCGCCGCTGGTTCAAGGATCGCAAAGGGGCCGTGCGATGACCGCTAACGTTGCTCCGCATCCTCTCGATCTTGAGTTCTGCACCCTGGGCTATCAGCACAGCGAGCAGTGCGCGGCGCGAGTCGCTCGCGCAGACCATGCGATGGAGCTTGTTCACCAGGCACTGGAAACGGTGTTTGCGCTCAAGCGTGATCGCGTCGCTCGTTTTGAACAGATGGATCTATTTGCGAAGGCATCCGATGACGAGCTGATTGCCTTCTGGTGGGGTGTGCATCGTGCGTGCGGTGTTGAGTTCCGCCGCCTGCTCAACATCTTCTGGACCAGGTGCCCACATAAGTCGTCGCATGGACGGGGCAATGAGCCATGACGAGCCATTACCCCAACAGTCCGTGCTACCTGTGCGGGGGCAGCCTACAGACCCTCCGGGCGACGGATGCGACGCTGAACTGCTGCACCAGCTGCGGCACGTTGATTACCAAGCGCAGGGATACGCCGAGCTACTCCAGCGCGTTCCCTGGCAACAGTTTTGGACGCTCACGTTCAAGCTCAGCAAGACCAGTCGAACAGGTGGCATGCACGAGGAAGCGGCTGATAAAGCGTTCCGCTACTTCGTCAGCTGCCTCAATCGCAGCATCTACGGCCCCAAGTGGGCATCGCGCTGGCACGGCGGCATTCAGTGGGCGCGAGGGCAGGAGTTCCATCGCGATGGCCGCTTGCACTTCCACGCCGTTGCAGCTGCACCTACCGATGACCTCAACCGCCTCGCCAGTCGTTACGAGTGGCACGAATGGTGGTACCGGGAGTTCGGTCGCAATCGAATCGAAGCGCCGCGCAGCCAGGCAGACATTACCGGCTATGTAAGCAAGTACGTCACGAAAGGGGGTGTGGTCGATTTCTCACGGAACTTCGGGGCATGGAACCCGCCGCCCATCGACTACACCCGCCGCCCAGAGCAAGACGCCTTGATCGCAGGCGACAGCAACACGCGATCCGACCGGCCAGGGCGACACCTGGTCACCGGGCGGACTGATGCAAGCATCGCGCAACGGGGCAACAAGCGGTCCTCCACGTCTCCCTGCGGGGGGGTAGGGGGGGACTTAGCTTGACCCCACAGTACCGCCCGAAATTTGCCGAAGCCGAAACGACGAAATCACACACAGACCCGAATGAGGAAACGAAATGAAAGCTCCCAAGATCACGATCAATAGCGCCGTCGAGACCCGCACTGTCACCACCAGCAAGGGCATGCAGAAGCCGATCTACAGCCAGCGTGCAACGCTCGAGACCGAGGCCATGCGCATCCAGATCGAAGTTGAAGTCGACGGCCTGGACAAGGGTTACCCGGTCGGCGCGGTGAAGGAATGGGACGTTGTCACTGACTTGGTGCCGGGTCGCTTCGGCACCGAGCTGGCTCGCCGCATGACCTTGGTTGAGCCCGAGGGTGTCAAGCCGCAGCCCGCTAACAAGGCGGCCTGATCATGTCCGGCCCGGCACCCCTCTACGTGGTCGGTTGCGCTGCTGAGAACGTGCAGCAGGACGGCACGTGTTCGGTGCCGGTCTGGATGCCATACCACCAGCCAATTCTGCCTCCCCTGGATTTGGCCGATGGAACCCTCGTTGCAGGAGCGATTGTTCTGTCCTGGGCGATTGGGTTGAAGGCGCGCCTCGTATTCCGCGCTGCGCGTATAGGGGTCTACTGATGACGAGGAAACCGCAATGAAGCACATGAACACCCTGCGCCGTTTTGGCGCCTCCACCTTTACCAAGATCGGCGCTGGTGCCGGTGCCCTGGTTGCATCGGGTGCAGCCCTGGCCTCGGGCAGCACCTCGCCCGGCGCCGCCATCGCTGCCGAGGTCTCCAAGGGCAACGCAGACATGGCCCTGATTATTGGCGCCATTGCGATCCTGCTGGGCATCCTGGTGGTGTGGGCCTTCACCAAGCGCGCCGCCAAGGGTTGATCGGGGCGCAAGTTCACTCACGGGGGTGCGCGGAAACGCTCGCCCCCTTTTTGTTAGGGAGAAGTGTCATGGGGTACTTCGTAATCGTTGCCTTCTGCGGCGCATGCTGGATCGCGTTCGAGGGCGTGTGATGGTTCGTGCATGCCTACTTTTGCTCGCCCTGGTGACCGGCGTTGCAGGCCTTGTTGTTCCAACCGTTGCGCAGGCGCGAGGCCCCATCAAGTGCGGCATGACTGAGCCATATTGCAACATGGAACAGGCACGTGCTGAGTGCGAGGCATATGATCCGTTGCCGTGGGATAACTGGGTTCAGATCATTGAGCGGCGATGCGTTCTTGAGAAGCGTAACGCTAGCGGCACCGTTGGTCGGTTCCACGGGGAGTACATTGCCAAGCGACACAATGGCAGCACTACGCCGTGGACAGGTGCTGCGGTCAGCACTGACTACTATCAGGATTGCAGCGCTCAGCCTGGGAAGGTAACGCCATTCTTCCCGCCGTCTGGCTCCACCCGTTGCATGGGCGGTTGCGAGGTCACCTATCGCGATAATGGCGACGACACCACGACCTATTCGCGCACGGGAAAAATTTGCGACAAGAAGCCCGATTGCGCAGCCCAGGGCAGAAACATGGTGTGGAATGGTGCCCTTGGCGTATGTCAGCCTGTTGAGCCTGAGTGTCCCCAGGGGAAGGTGAAGGTCGGCAATGCCTGCGCGGAAGAGAAGCCTTGCCCGGACGGCATGGCCCTCGTTGCCGGCTCATGCAAGAAGGAAGACAACGAGTGTCCATCTGGCATGATTCGCAGCCCGCTCGGCAGCTGCATTCCTGGTGATGGTCAGTGCGCCCAGGGCGAGGTGCGCGGCGCCGATGGGACCTGCAAGAAGGATAAGAACAACGACGGCCAGCCGGACACCGACGATCCGGAGAGCTTCTCCGGTGGCGACACATGCGAATCGCCTCCGTCATGTAGTGGGTCGCCAATCATGTGTGGTCAGGCACGGATTCAGTGGCGGATCGACTGCAACACCCGGCGCAACAACAACATCAGCGGCGGCCATTGCTCGCAAGCGGGGATGCCTACCTGTACTGGCGAGAAGTGCAATGCGATGGAGTACACCCAGCTGCTGATGCAATGGCGTTCTGCCTGCGCGGTGGAGAAGCTCGCCTCAAAGCAGGACACGCCTGGACAGGGCGGCACGAACGGAGACGCCAACGGCAATGGCGTGGCCGATGTGCTGGAGGGCAGGGGAGACGTCACGCCGATTGGTGACGGTGCGGCCGATGTCGCCAGCGCCAAGAAGTGGGGCATTGGCCTTTCAACGAGCAATCTCGATACGAGCAACATGTTCGGCGGTGCCGGGACGTGCCCTGAGCCTCCGGCGATCACGATTATGGGCAAGACCGTAAGCGCTTCCGAGTTCCCCTATTTCTGCCGAATCGCTGCGATCTTCCGCGCGTTGATCTTGTTCTTCGGCGCATACACGGCAATTCAAATCCTTATGGGACGGGTCTTCTGATGGGCATGGTGTCTGACTGGATCATAGACGCGACAACGTCGCTCGTTGGCAAGCTTAAGGATGCTTCAGCCGGGATGCTTGGCAAGATGCTCGCTGCATTCGGCTTGACAACTGTCACGTTCAATGCGCTGCTTCCGAAGCTTAAAGAGTTCGTAATGCAGTTCATCGGCGGATTGGATGGGCCTGCGATGCAGATGCTCAATTACCTGGGCGTTGGCATTTCGTTCTCAATGATCCTTTCCGCTTTGACGGTCCGCATGGCGTGGAAGGTCTTCATCGTGCCGAAGGCTGTCGCTGATCAGCTGGGAGCGGGCTCATGATCTATTGGTATACCGGCCAGCCCGGGCACGGCAAGACGCTCCACGCCATCGAGCGCTTGCTTGAGTTCAAGGATCAGGGGCGCATTGTCTACGCGTGCAACATTCGGGAGTTCGACTACGCCAAAACTGGCGTTCTAGAGATGACGCCGGAGCAGTTTCGCGACTGGCCGAACTTCCTCCCTGATGGCGCGGTCGCCCTGGTCGATGAGGCGTATGAGCATGGCATGCTTCCGAAGCGGCCAGCCGGTGCGAAGGTGCCGCATCACGTGGAGCAACTTGCGAAGCATCGGCATAAGGGCTTGGACTTCATCTTCGTAAGCCAATCCCCCGATAAGCAGTGCGATCAGTTCGTACATGATCTGATTGAGCGTCACGTACACGTGCGTCGCCGCTTCGGGACGAAGTTCGTGCACCTGCGCGAGTTTGACAAGTTCGAGGCACGGGCTGAGAAGGCGACGCCCCTGACGATCAAACGCAAGACGCTCCCCAAGCGTCCGATGGGCATGTACAAGTCCACCGAACTTGACACCACCGAGCGCAAGATTCCCTGGTACTACATCGCACTTCCAATCTTGATCGTCGCAGCGGTGGTAATGCTGTACGTCGCGTTCGGGCGGATGGACAAGCGCATGGGCGGCGGCGACCTTCCCGCACCAGGTGGTGCCAGTGGCGTCAGCGCTCCGCGCGACGGAGCGTCAGCGACGGCGGGCGGAGCGGTGGCGGCAAAGTCGGCACAACCGCTAAAGGATTACGTCGACAAGTTCCTACCGCGTGTCCCATCTCAGCCCTGGAGCGCGCCGGTATACGACGATGCGCTCAGCGTCCCCAGTGAGCCGCCGCGCGTTTTCTGCATGTCGTCGCTCGGTGGCGAGAATGGTCTCGGTGGGCACGACGAACCCAGCTGCAATTGCGTGACCGAGCAGGGCAGTCGCTACGACCTGGACGAACCGACGTGTCGTTACGTCGCCCGGCGCGGCCAGTACGAGCCCTATCTGCCTCGGCGTGAGAACAGGCTTGTGGATGGACAGACACAGATCAATCGCGCTCTCGATCAGATCGAGCAGCGTGGGCAGGGCGTTGCTGTGGAGCGCCAGCCCCGTGCCATGGGCACTTTCCCTGAGTCGCCTCAGCAACAGTCGGCCACCTACCTGACCAGTCCACCCGGGGAGAATCGTCTATGACCAGTGGCGGTCGTGAATTGCTCAAATGGCTCGCCCTGGTGCTGATGACCGGCGATCACATCGTGACTGTCTTCGGCCTTGGTCACGTGCAAGGCGTTTCCCAGCTCGGTCGTGTTGCGTTCCCTGTGTTCGCCCTGGTCATGGCATACAACCTTGCTCAGCCTGGCGCCGATGCGGGGAAGTCAGCGCGGCGCCTGGTGCTTTGGGGCCTGGTTGCCACTCCCGCGGCTGTGCTGGCACTCGGCCAGGCATTACCGCTCAACGTACTGCTCACGTTCGCCGCCGCGGCTGGCTGCATTTGGGCTCTGCAACGCCGTCAGTGGCTGCTGTCTGCACTCCTGTGCATCGTTGCTCCCGTTGCCCTGGACTACGCTTGGCCCGGCGTATGGCTCGTGCTGGCGGCCTGGGCCTGGTTCAAGAATCATGGAAGGCGCATGCACTGGCTGCTGGGCTCCTGGGACTGGCGCCGGCAGCGGCTCTACCTGGTGCTGCCAATATGGGTGTGGGCATGCATGGGCCTGCTGTGCCTCTACAACGGCAACGGCTGGGCGTTGCTGGCCTTGCCTGTGATGACCCTGGGCGAACTCTCCGCACGCATTCCGCGAGCGGGCAGGGGCTTCTATGCCTACTATGTGGGCCATCTGCTTGTGCTGGGAATCTTTGCTGCCCTGGTGATGTAGCACTAGGGGCGCAGATCACAGGGCGCCCCCTATGCGTCACGGATTCCCAGCCGTCTGCCGTTCTGCTGATTAGACGCCCGCCGATGCATTTGGCCCCAACCGGCCACGGAACCACCTCGTTGTCAGGCAGTTGAGTTGGTGATGGCTCGCACGCATCGCGATGAACTTCGTGCACAGTCACGGTTTCAATGGTTTTCGCTGCTTTGAGGTCTTCGTTGGCCTGCGCCAGGGCAGTTCGATTCGCCTGGAGCGCAAACCCCGCGCCTACTAATGCCATTGCCAGTACCGCAGACGTGATCTGCCATCCGCCCTTATCCATAGCGCCCCCAAGTTGTCCTGCGCGCATTCTAGCCGGGGTGTAGGGGCAGCGCCCCTACGAAAACGCCTCACACGCGCTCGCGACGCGTTGGCCCCGATAGCGGCAGGATTGCTGCTGGCGCCTCGGCGTCAGGGCCAGCCTTCGCCACTGCCGAACGCTCTTTGCGTCTGCTGACCACATCCCGGAGATTGACGACAGTGGCAGGATGATGGCGAATGCTGGCGTCGCGATTGCGCACATTTCTGGAACTGTCGATCGACGGAGTTGAACGGGCAGCTTCCATCATCCGGCGCCATTCCTGCGCCTGGCAGGCAGTGAGCGACAGCCAGGCCAGATCCTCAGGCAGCAGCTCGCGGCCCTCGGGCGTAATCAGACGGTCGCCCAGGAAAGAAAAACCGGCCCAAGGGCCGGTCAAGTCAATACGGTGGTGCGGGTCGAACTCAATCATGCCGCGATCTCATCCTTGGCCGGGGTCCCAGGACGCAGGCAAGAGCCGAGCCAGAGGCCCAGCCATTGCCACGCGGAAGAGACGAAGGCTCGGATTCGGCCGATCCATGATTTCGCATAATGTATAT